TCAATTGGCTTCTGGAGGTTGGTTCGGATTATGGATTCCAACTTCTGTGCCTGTTGAACCTGCACTGGATCGCCGTCGTCTTCGGGCTTGATCTCCCATTCAAGCAATGCCACGGCTGATTTACGCTGATACAACGGCGACATGATGTCCGGATCACGCCGCATCTGACGCTGAAGTTTGCGATCCTTGCGAAGTCCGAGATCTGAACGCCTTAGCACCTTGGTAAAGTGCGTGATGTACGACCGCTGCAATTCGACAATGGAAGCGAACGGAGGCTGCCTTACGGCTGTTGGCTCAACGTTCGGCACGATCTCGCCGTCCACCTTGGCGAACTGGCCTTTGTCGTTTCGTTCTTGTGTGGGGTTTGCCATACGTGGACTATACCGAAACGGACGCCGAAAGGAACCCGGTTATTTGCCGAATAAACCCGGACAGCCGAACAAGCGGTCGTTTGCTGAAATTGCACCAACGTCAACCGTAAACACGACTGAACGGATCTGTGTCCTGTTGCTTGTTGGATATCTTCTTCGGTGACGCCGGCGGTCTCATGACGTATGCAGCAGCCATGAGGTCAACAACGGCGTCCACGGTGTCGTCGTGGGCGGATATGGGGAACGTGGTCATTTCGTCGAATAACGGCATGATGTCGCTGCGAACCTTGGCCGCATTGCCCGCTGATGGCAAATGCAATCGACCTGATTCAACGAACGCTTGCGTGGCCGCCGCTCTCGTGACTTTGTCTAAGTCCCGCTTGGCAGCCATGATAGGGAAATTGGCCGCCTCGTTGAGTTGCTGTACCAACCCCTTCTGTGGCCCGTTCGCTTCACCAATTGCGCGTCGAACGCCGTGACGCTCACACAATGCAATTGCTCGTCTTGAGAACTCGGGGAAGGTTGTTCGTACGCGCAACAGGTCAAGGACGTACAAGTGATTGTTGGGCGTCAATCGTGCAATTAGGCAGACGCTGTAATCGGGATCGCCACCGACTCGCTTCTCGCTGAATGCAAAGTCGAACGCTGCAATGGTCTCGCCTTCAATCGGCGTGTCATCGTTGAACAGAGCCGCTGTGATCCAATCGCCCGAGAATATGATCATCTCGGAGGTGATTGGACTGAGTTCGTAGGCTCGACCGTATGCGATGGGGCCGATTTCGTCCCGTATCGACTGCATACGCTCGCGGCTCATTTCCTCCGGCCACGGTGAATCAAGCCCCACGGCGGGCAATCTGAGCAATGAGGCGTCCAATGAATGCTGATCTCGCCAATCGGACGTTATGTCGTCCACGTGGTAGCAGGTGCCGATCTTCCACGTTTGAGGCGTCTTGCCCCCGGTGAAATCACGCATGGGCAACCAGTTGTTGTTCCAGAACTCCTTGACCTGATCACGCAAAGCGGGCTGCTGTACGGCGTTGCGCAAGTCACAGATGTCGTCCGCTATCAATATGTCGGCACGACCGCCTGCTCGTCCGAAGATGCCTTTCGCTTCCATCGTGGCATCTCGCTGCAATTCAGACGAACACACACGGAACTCCTGCTTACCCCACAGGTCGGCTTCGGGTATGACGCCCGGAAAGATCTTCTGGTACTTGTCTGACTCGATCAACTGCTTGACCATCGTGGTCGTTCGGGTGGCGTCCTTGTCGGACTGCTGAATGTATTTGATTCGGACGTTTGGATTGCAACCGATCTCCCAAGCGCATCGTGCAACCATTTGGCTGGTCTTGCCTACGCCACGGGGCAGTTCTTGGTAGTTGTTGTCGTATGCGGTCAGATGGCCTTGGATTCGCTTGTGAACCTTGGCCTGATTGAAACCCAATACATATGTAGCGAACCAATTGGGCGAACGCCGACACAACTCCAACAGGACGGGTTCGTCAATCGTCCCAGTCATCTGCCGCCTCGACCAACTTCTCGATGCGCTTGATCTCGTCGTCTGTGAAATCCGGCGTGGCGTCGGCATGAATCACCTTGTCCACCACCTTGCCGTCGATGCGCTCCAAGATCAGGTTGAAGAACTTGTAATCGCCTTGCAGCGCCAATTGCAACGCCTTGCCAATCAGTGCTTGGATCAACTTGTGTCCGTCGTCGCCCTCGTTGAGTCGCCTCCTGAGTTCCGTTGTGAGACTCACAGAGCCCTGTGGACGGCCTTTCGGGTTGCCACTCGTTCCCTTGGGCCACTGGTGGCCCTTCAGGTGCTCAGCGGGGTTCTTCCGGCTGTTATCTGGCTGCTTATCCATCGTTCACCTTTCTCCCCAACACCGTATCTGGATCACCAATGAACTCAAATGAGAACGAAGTGACCCCTTTGTCCCTGAATCCTGACTTTCGATCCATCGTTCCACCCGGTTTCTCTTTGTTCATCTTCCGAATCACGTTTTTCAATTTCCACGAATCACTCTTGCTCATGGACTTGTAAACCGGGATGGACGAGAAACGTGCCATGATTTGGCAATCAGGTTCTTTCAATTTCATGAGTGCAGACGTCATGTCAATGACTCGTATGCCCAATCCAAAGCCAGCGTAATCAGGATGAATTACCGTTCGGTTTGAATGATAAATCCAGTTCATACCCTTCTTCTTGGGCGTGTAATTAGCAAAGCACTGAAACCCAATTTGGTTATCGCCCTCAAACAAACCGTAGAAGGACGTTCTGCCTCCGGGCAATTTCTCGCTTAGATAGTGATACTTGCTAAAGTATCGCCACGAGTCGCTGCTGATCTCCCTGATTTGGAACTCAAGCCGCTCGTCCCTTTTTTTTTTGGACCTCTCATGTCCTCGTAAGTCTGCTTGTTGCAGTCGATTACCCAATCGGGCTGTACCCAATCCAAGATGTCGTAATGGCACGAACACAGCACGATCCTCTTGCCCTGCCTTCGCGCGTGCTTCTGGATGCAATGGCTCATGACCTTGGCTACGGTTCGATCAACAACGGACGTCCATTCATCGACCACGATGATGCCGTCTTCGCTGCACATGGCCAAAGCGGCCTCGGCCCTCGCCCGTTGCCCATTGGACAAAGTGTATGCCGGCCTGATCCAACAAGGAACGCTGGTCAAGCCAACGCCACCGAGCATGGACGCGCATTCGTCGTAGGTGTATTCATCCGGGAATTGTTCGATGACGGGTACATTTGGGTCCAAGTGTTCCTTGAAGCAATCATCGCCAAAGATGTTGTTCGCCAACGTGGTCTTGCCTGAGCCGCTGGCGCCCACAATGACTCCGATGCTGTAATCAGAATCTAGGTCGGCGTCGACCGAGAACTTGTGTACCGATTTCTTGGCCGTGTCGATGTCCAAGGCATTCGCCGCCTTCTGGCAACGATATGAATCCGAAACGGGGCTTTGAAGTGTGAGCGAATAATTCTTCATGACAGCAACTTCGCTTCGTAATTCTGCTTCTTGCACATATCGAACACTTCACCTTGCTGCTGTTCGTTGACGCAATTCACCAGCACGAGATATTCCTGTTTGAACTCTGCCGCATCGGCCTCTTCCCCCACGACGCTGTTGATCAGTCGCTTGATTTCGTCATCCGTGTATCCAGTGACCAAATGATCTACGTCCGTGTCGTTCTGAAGCGATGCAAGAATCTGGGCCAATCCGTCCTTGTCCCACGTTGCCAATTCGGCTGTTCGGTTGTCCGCAATGGCATAGGCGATTGCATCCGAGCCAGTCAGACTGGTTCTCATTACGTCGAGCTTTGACCATTTGAGTTGCTTGGCAGCAGCCAACGTGCCGTTGCCCGCCAATACAACGTTGTCCTCCCCAACGACAATAGGCTTCTGCTGCCCAAATCGAGCCAGCGAAGCCATGATTGCATCTAGGTTTCTTTCGTCATGCAGCCGCACGTTGGCGGGGTCATGAACCAAGTCATCAACGTCTACCGTTTCAAACTTAGTCTTCGTCGTCTTGCTGATCTTCTTCGGCATTTGGTATGTCCTCGACTGTAGCCCCACCTTCAAGGGCTATGACAACGTAGATCGAGCGGGCAATTTCGTACCAGATGTCTTGGTATCTGGGCTTCAAGTTGTCCCAATCGGTTCTTTCTATGTCGAAGAATAACGCCATATTTGTCATCATGCAAATGTAGCCTGCTCTCCCCGCCGACCTCATTAGGCCGCTTGATGGCGAGGGGAACTTGGCATCTTCATGATTGACTTTCTTTGCTACCAATACGCTCACTTCTTGTTTGGGCAATCGTCCTTGCAGTCTTTGCAATCTCTACGAAGTTTGCACATGACCCATTTAGTCCATCCGAGTTCGCTTGTTGCCACACCGGCAACGAATCCTGCTGCCAACATCCAAATCCACATCATTTCTTCTCCTTGAGTTTCTTGCGGGCCGCTTCGTATGCGGGATCGCTTGATCTGCGAATAGCCACTGATTCTCTGTAATTCATTTCGTTGTCCTTATCCAATGCCTTCATGTCTGCACTTGCGGACATTATTGAACGCTTGGGTATGAATAGGCCAACGGACCATAGTGTTTTCTTGATGAACGTGCCAATGCCTGTCTGCCAAAGTATGACGATCACACCAATGGCTATGCCTGCTATTGCCATGTTGTTCATCATGCGAGCCCACCAAGGCGTACTGTCTTCGACTC